ACTGACGGTCTAGTCGGGCTAGTTCCTGCCGCAAATGTTTCAATCGTTACGCCAGTATCTGTAACTCTCCACATTATCTCAATGTAGTCGCCTACAGCTAATTCAATAAAGTAATTTAATGCACCAATAAAATGACTTGGGTCGCCCGAACTATGTCGTGCCGGAATACCAAATCGACTATTAGAAGCCGTTATATTTGTTCCATTCTTTCTAAACCATACATCTATATCTTGGCTGCTATTTGTCGTATTCTTAAATTGGATAGAAAATTGCAAGTTGTAAACACCTGCATTTCTGACATTAATCCGTGAACTATTGGATACATATACTCCATTGGAGTAGTCAGTTGTATTTAATGTAATAGCATACGCAGTCGTAGTATCAGCAGCAGTCTGGTTCGTAGAGTCCTGAAACGCTCCGTATGGCATCGCATCAATAAATGCAGCCGCAGATACAGGAGTAAAGAATAAAAGGCTCTCCTTGCCGATACGATCATCAAATAGCGTAGTAGTAGTAGTATTACCTGTCGCTAAACTAACCGTACCAGTATTATTCGTCTTACCGTCCATAATCCCACGGACAACCTCAGATACAGCACGTTCATCAGCACCGAATACAGGTAGAGTACGAAACTGTACTGATCTAGTCATCGAGTACCCTGCGTAGTTATTTCAATCTCACAACCTACAATAGTTTCCCAATTGGCATTAGTCGGAGTTACCTTAATACGATGGTAATTACCGTTAGCTCTCAATGGCACTCGGTTGTCTGAGTCTGGTGTAGCTGTTGTTCCGAATTCGACGCTATCTGACAATAGTTTTCTACTGGCAACTGAGACTGACGCGATTCCATTATCGATAATAGGTTTTGCCAATGTGATAATAGAACGTCCAATGTCAATGTCTCCAGAAGTAATGTATGCCGCTTGCAATGCACCAGAGAAAACTACAATCCTCTGATTTCTAACGCCAACAAATATAAGTTGACCACCAGCCCAAGTACGTGAATCTAACGGTATCTGCTCTGCCGTGTTATCGATACTTGGCAATGTGATTGTGCAATTTGACGTAGTGATAGTCGCACCAGTTGCCGCTGTAAATGTAAATACATTCGCATTAGTTCTTGTTACTGCAAATACTCCATCTACTCCAGCACCAGAAGTAGCGTCAAAAGATACATAAGCACCAGTCTCTAACCCATGATCCGTAACAGTAACAGTAACAGTAGTGCTACTTTGTGTATACGTACCAGTTTTCTGGTTTGTAGTATCAAAATAGTAAATATCTAACTGCTCAAGTGTGGCACTAGGTGTCAGACCATATGCTAAGAAGTTAACGTCAGTTAAGCCGTATGACCACTTATTTAAATCGATAGAGTAATACAGCAAGAATCTGCGACCGAAGTTATTCTTAAAGTTCCAGATGACTAACTTCTTAACTGGATCAATGGTTGCGCTCATGCCTGTTTGAATTTCGCTCAAACTGACGTTATTAAAGAACCAACGATTAACCTTCTCTACTCCGATATTCTTAACTGACTTACCATCACACATATAAAAGCCATCGTCAGATAGGAAGTAAGTTAAGTTACCAAACTGAGCAACAGAGCCATTAGACATACAGCCTAAAGTCCTAGAAATAGCATCAAATTGGAAGAAAAACGGACTACCTGCATACGACATACGATAGATAGCACGTTCTAAGAAGATTAGACCGTACTCACCACCAGCTAGACCTGTAATGTCACCACCATCAGGCACTACCTGTGAGTCAGACTGAGAAGCAGCACCCGGAGTCCAGTCAGTCTCGTCATTAATATCTGACCAGTAGACCTTGTTCTCCTCACCACCTACGTTAGCAGCTACAACAAAGTCTCTAACTACCGTTACAAATTTAGCAGCAGGAGCCGCAGCAGCCAAGTCAGCAAAGTAAGTCGATGAACCTAGATCATAAGCCTGTAACTGGTCTGCACCATTGGCTAGAATCATCTTAGAGCCAAACTGAGTAATATCCCACGAATCAACAGCAGAATATCCTGTAGTTGTTACAGCGTCTAATGCAGTATTACTAGGGTTAAACTTGTAAATCTGTGTAGCACCAGCAGCGAACAAGGTAGACGCACCTGATGATTTACCAGCGAATGTAACTAGCAGATTCTGACCTGCATTATTTGAATAATCTACTGCCTCACGTAATGGAGCATATCCATTAGTAACTGGATAACAATTAAAAGCATCAGTTATCGCTCCAGTAACACCCGGCTGATCTGGCAACCACTCACCAAAAATAATCTTTTGCTTTGCCATTACTGTTTAGCCCAATTAGTTGATTCTGGAGTAACTACAGTCCATTGGTAACCAATGACATCACCAATTACACCCACATCAGCACTACCAGTAATAGCGGCAGTCCTAACAAATATACCTGTACCAAGAGCAGTAACTTCAGCATTTACAGTAATGCTTCCATTACCAACAAGAACTGATGTACCGTTAGCTGTAACAGTTGTAACAGAAGTAATTGCTGCTGTTCCTACTTGAACATTAGCGACACTAATTGATACCTGAGCATTGCCAGTAATGCTTGCAGCACTTGTAAATGTCTGAGTACCTATAGCCGTTACAGTAGCAGTACCGACAATAGAAGCAGTAGGCTCGGTATCCTCGTTCTCGCAATACCCACCAACCCAGTAACCACTAACAACGTATAGATCAGGAACGCATAGAGCAGTTACAGTCGCATTACCTGTAATAGACGCAGTTCCAAAAGTAAAGTCTACTGCCTTTGCTGTTACTGTAGCAGTAGCCGTGATAGATGCTACACCGCCAGTATCTTCATTCTCGCAATAGCCAGCATCCCAATAACCAGCAGTTACGTATAGATCAGGCTGACTTAGGTCACCTTCACCATAGCCCTGAACCCAATAGTCAAAATCGACATAATTAGTTGGCATTTACCTCTACCCACGTTTGAGATTCCTCATTCCATGAGTACATTCCGTCTATAGGTCTAGCTACTGGAGGCTGCCATACAACATTGGAATCTAATGTCCAGCTTGGGAATGGCTGCGGAGAAACAAACGCATCTATGTCAGAACGGTAAGTGTATCCAATGCCAGCATAGTTTCCACGATAAGGAGTTCCACCATTGCTGTGAACATTACCTATCGTATTGTAGCTAGTACGTTTACATACTTGACCACGAAAATCACCATACCATTGTTCCCAATCAATGCCATCTTCTCCCTCATTTTTACCGGGTATGACTTCTGTAACTACATTATTGCTATCTAAGAATGCGTAATGAGCCATATCAATCACCATGAAATGTTGCCTGTACCAGCAGTAAATGTATAAATAGTGTTCCCACCTGATGTGGTTTTTGAATATGTTAATCCACCACCAATTGATACTAAATCAGCATAAGTTGATGGATATGAAATAATTACAACTCCAGAACCTCCGGCAGCACCATACGTAGAAGGTGCAGGACCACTACCACCACCGCCACCACCACCGCCAGTATTTGCTGTGCCATTTGTAGAAGTAGAAGCACCTCCTCCATTAGAGCCAGTCCCACCACCACCTGAACCAGCAGTTCCACCAGTTCCTACCCAAGCACCGCCGCCACCACCACCAGCATAAGTTACAGATGAACCTGAAAGGCTTGATGCCGTACCAGCTCCACCATTACCTCCTGTTCCTCCAACCCCTCCAACACCTGCCGAACCTACGCCACTAGCACCACCGCCACCACCTCCGCCACCAGGACCACCAGGATTACTTCCTGCGCCGCCGTTGCTACCCTGACTTGGTGAAACATTAGGCGTATTTCCAGTTCCTCCTGTTGCGCTACCTCCAGAAGCACCACCTCCTGAACCTCCATTAACACCAGCAAAAGAAACACCACCACCACCGCCACCGCCTCCTGCTCCACCGCCAGCAGAAGTTATTGAAGAAAAAACAGAATCATTACCACTATTACCGCTAACATTTACACTTGTTTGCGCTGCACCACCAGCACCTATCGTAACCGTATAATTAGTACCTGTTGTTATAGCAAAACTTGTATCAGTACGAAAACCACCAGCACCACCGCCACCGGCATGGTCTGCACCGCCGCCACCTCCACCGCCAACAACAAGGTAATTAACGCTTGTTAATACTCCAGCACCACCCATTGCTTGCATCAATTTAGTAAAAGCAAACATCAGAACTCCTTATGGTGTGTAACCTTGAGCGATAGAGCCGTACCAGTAAGTACCATCAGCCACAAACGTCAGAATATCCATCTTGCCAGCAGTAGCCGTAATAGTAGGCGCACCAGCAGTACCAAACTTCACACCAGTAAACGTAGCAGTACCGCCACCAGTAGTAGCAGCTTGCTTTAATAATAGGATGAATGACTTACCAGCAGTCGCAGTAGGCATTGTGAACGTACAAGCCGTAGAAGCCGTTAACGTAGCTGTCTGAACTGTGCCGTTAGTCAATGCAATAGTATTAGTACTTGTGACCGTACCGATAGCAACTACTGACTCCGTATAGTTAGTAACTGTCGGATTAGTTAACGTGGAACTAGTAGCTGTAAGCGCACTAATAGACGAACTTGTAACGACTGAACTTGTTACGGTTAAAGCAGCAATAGATGCACTTGTTAATGTGATAATTGAAGCACTACCACCAGATTGAATCTTGTCTGTATTTAGGTTCGTAAAGTTTGCATCAACCTCAGCATAACTAAGAGCAGAACCTTTGCCAGCACGAGTAACGATAGTTGACATAATTTACCCCTTACGCCAAAGTTACGGTTAGATTCGTAGCAGTTATCTTAAATATATCACCAGTAGATATAGTCTTACTTGTATCCAATGGTGAGTGATAGAGCAGATTACCTGCTGTTACCGCATCACGAATACCAATGTGAGTAATAGTTCCCCATGTATTTGTACATTGTGGAAACTCAATCGCAGAGCTATTAGACGTAGCACCACCAGACGGAGCACTAAACGTAATAGATTGGCGTACATACGAGCCACCTGTGACTTCAGTACCAGTATCGGCATCTGTAGGATCGTTAGTGTATAAAGCTAAGAAAGTGGTAGTCGGCGCAGTGTAACTCGTAGCACGTAACGTACCGTTAATTAAAGCATTTTCAAGATAGTTACTTATTTCAGCCATGATTTACCTCACACTCATTGACATAGGTTGACCACCGTATTCACCATTCTGGTCGGCAGTAGAAATTGCTGTAATGCTACGATCATACAAAGCAGCCCATGTTTGAAGTCGTGCATCATTCATCAAATATGGTTCAGC